ATACGCCAACATTCATATCGATTAACTTTGTTACCTTTTTTCTTACGTTCAAAATATTTTTTGTAAGTAATACTTCCTTCTCCATCAAATAATCCAGCAATGTACGCTGCTTCATTAGTCGTCATTATTACCTTTGAAAAATTTTTGTAAGTGATTAATAAAATCCATATCGTCAGCGGGGACATCACGTCTGACACTCTCCCCACTAACGCCGAGCGTCGTCGCTACCCTTTCAGGTCGTTGCTTAGGTCCAGAGGAACGCAATTCTGCAGGACTTGTACCCCTAGCTCGGTCACTTTTTTTAAATTTTATTCTATTTTTTATCGACATATAAAACTGTAAATTTATCTTCATAGCCATCATAATAATAACCATTAACTTTTGGTTTTCTGCTATATTTTTTTTTACTCTCTACTTTCTTAGGTTTAAACTTCGGTGTTCGTAAAGCTTTGGCTACAGGATTTTTCACTGCAGCCTCGCCTTCTCAACCATTCCTTCTAACTCTTCAGGAGTAGGATCATCTATAAATACTTCTCCTTCTGATTTACAAGTTGGACACTGATGGACTTCACTATAAGAAGAAGTTGTTTCTCTCAAGTATCCATTACCTTTGCAGTGATTACAAATAGCTTTATGTCTTACTTTTTCCATTTGCTTTTCCACCTTTGTTATCTAAAAAAAATCTAATTAATCTTCCTATCATTTTAGATCTTGTTCTGTTCGTCTTCGTTGCAAGTGTTCCTAATTGTTCCCAGTCTGCTTTGTTAACTGATAACGATTTATATTTATTTGGGTCTGCCATTATGCTCCTTTCTAATTTAGTTTTTTACTTTTATATATTTGAAAACTACCCCATAGATTTACTAACTCTTTAAAATCTTTTATAGTAGGTAATGTCATTTCAGGAAATTTTTTGTCAATATGTTTTTTCATATCTAACCATTCTTGATTATCTAATTCTTGTATTGTTTTCATTGTTTCTTTAGCTGTCATTTTATTCTTTCTGTTGTTGTTCATATGGGAATATATGCCAATAAAACAAGGGGTTGTCAAGTATATAATTTTATTATAGTATGAGGATCTCTTCTCACACCTTTTGTTTGTTCGTCCCTTTCTAGGGGCGGGCAAACAACTTAAATATCTAACATAGGTTCACATTTAAAGGCAACCACAATTCTGTCATTGTTGACACGATTTTGCCCCATTTGATTCATCATTTCTTTGGCTATATCATAACCTGAGGTTGCACACTCAAAGTGTGAATTATAAACTTCTTGACTTGGTGTAGGAGGTAAACAGTTCTGGTACATTTGTGTACAGATTGTAAATACTAATATAAATTTCATTAACGTCCCTGGCCACGATACTTCTTCCAAGTTCTTCGTTTATGTTTATTCATCTTACATAAACTAGGGTGTCTACCAATATTTGTTTTAGTAAATATAGCTTCGTGTACTACTTGATCTTTAAACTTTTTCGCCATCTTCTTCTAGCCATTCTCTAACAAAAGGTTTAGCACCTTTGGGTGCTATAATAGTAGGTAGATAAATTATCTTACCATTTATGTGTTGCTCTAAATCAGCACCACAATTCATACATCTAAAAAAATCTCTTTCAATAGCAACTAAGGCTGTAAACTCTTCACACGTTGGACATTTACCATTTACAACTTCAGCTGTGAATTTAAGTCTTTTTTTTCTAGGCATTACTCTAGTATTAATGCTTTTATAGATAAAGATCCATCTATATTTTTTTCTAATTCTGCTTTAGATTTTATGCATTGGTACTGTACTTGTTTCTTTGTATCACGCATTGCAATCCTCTTACCCTTCAGGCATTCAGACATAGATTCTTGAATTCTGTGTTCCTTAATTTCTCCGTTAATTATCATAAGAAGAGCCACTATCATTTCGGTCATAATACTTTACCTTTATTTGGCCCCTCTTTAATTCTATATTTGTGTGTGCCTGTACCATTAATTTCTACTTCTTTTTTAAGGTCTTTTACATAACGCATTTGTTTTACAGTTCTTTGCATTTCTTCTATGTAATCTAAAATTTTTCTAGTGACTCTTTCCATTTTCTCTTACCTTATCTTTTAAAGCTTCAATATCCTCTAGTGCTTTATCTAATTGTGAAGAAAGAAATTCTATATTAACTTTGTTAGTCATATTCATTTCTTGAGTCTTTTCCATTTTTTCTACGGTTTTATAAAGATCCTCGATTAAAAATATCTGCTCTTGATCGACGGGGACCTGTTCACTTTTTTTAAGCAAATCATTTTGAAACAATTCACGTGATGTCTCCAATGATACCAACCTAGCCGTAAGCTCGGTATAAGCGAAGACGCCGGCTGCGACGAGCAAAATCAAACTGGCAACCGTCTTCATCGGCATCTGCACGGCAGCTGATTCAGATATGTTTAATGGTTTATTGGACACTTGGTCCTCCACATAGAGCCAATACTACTAACATTACTATTAATAAACCTGTTCCATAATAGTTCATAATAATTCCTCATTTTTTCTCCTCAATTTCATAAAAGAAATTGTCAGTGTCTTCTGTTTTCCATTTACCTGTATCTTCAACATTCCACTCGTTTGTTTGCACTTTCCAGTCTGGAATATTATCTTTTACAGTAAAAGAAGGTAGATCCCATATACATCTGTTGTTTGGCTGTGCCGCATAGTTCCCATCATCGAGGGCTATGATATGTGCGCACTTATGTTCGTGCGGAATCTCTGAATGATCAGTATCTAGTATATTACCATCTGGGTGTGCCCAGTCAACGGTAAATAAATAACTGCCGTGATGCCACTTTTTATCTTTACCTATGTATTTTCCTGAAGCTGCGCTTAAAATATTCCAAGAAGTAACAGTAGGAAAATAACTAAAAGAATTCCATAACTCCAGTTCGTCAAGTCTACGTTCAGGAACATCTTCGATTTTAAATCCTCTTTGAATAAATGCTGATATTGGGAGACGATAAAAGATTGCACCATTTTCCATAATGCAATGAAATAAGATTGCACGCCCACCCATAGAGGTAAGGCCAAAGATAATACAGTCTTCAACTTCTCCGTGATGTTTTTTAAGATCATATAAATACTCCTTTCGTATTTGTGCATAGGTAGCTGGAATGTTTGCGTTTAAGTAAGCCACTATTTTATTTCACCCCAATTAGCTCCCTGTTCATAATCTACTTTGTTTGGAACTTTAAGTTCCACTGCAGATTCCATTATCTCAATAATTTTTTCTGCTTTAGCATTCGACTCCACTGATATGTCTACTTCATCGTGAATTTGAATGTGTGGTATTATACCATTTTCATATAAAGCTACCATAGATTTTTTTGTCATATCTGCTGCTGATCCTTGTATTAATTTGTTTAATGCTTTGTAAGTAAATGCACGTTTTAATGGTTCATCATATTCTTTTCTAGCTTGTTCTAATGGTAATGGTTTAAATATACCAAACTGTGTAGGCTGCCATAAATCAAAATGACACGCACGACCTCCTAAAGTTCTAATTTTACCTCTGTCGTTTGCTTTACGAGATACATTATCCATAAGTTGTTTTACGAATGGTGCTTTAGAATGATATTGTTTAATTAGTTTTTCCGCCGACTCTTTCATTAGACCCAATTCGGCCATCAACTTATTTTTACCCATACCATACATTAAACCCAAATTGATCGTCTTGGCTTGCTTACGTTCTATGCCTGCCATATCTGCTACAACTTGGTGGAAGTCTGCATCACCTTCATTGTAAGCATCTACAATTTCATCAACGCCTGATAAATTTTGTAACTTTGCATAGTGTACTAAAATTCTAGGTTCTTGTTGTGAGTAATCAAATGATCCCCATTTAGTTTTTTCTTCTGGAATAAATATAGATCTAATCATAGGACCCAGTTCAGGATGTCTTGCTGGTATTTGTTGTAAGTTTGGATTACTCATACTAAATCTACCGGTTACAGTTCCTCCTGCATCTGATCTTATTTGATTTATGTCTGCGTGTATTCTTCCATCGACTGCGTGTTTAGTTATTGAATCTATAAATGTAGTGTGAGCTTTATTTATCTCTCTTGCATCTGCAATTAATTTTGGTAATTCGTGTGGGTGATTTTGTAAAAAGTTTTTTGTAAAACTTGGTTCCTTACTTTTTTCTGTTCTATCGTATGGTAATTTTAGTTTATCAAAAGCTTTTGCAATAGATCTTGCTGCGTGTATCTCTACATCAACATTAGTTAGTTCTTTAATTTTACTAATAATTTTAGATTCACGTTGCATAAGATTTTTTTTAATCTTAGCTGCTTTCTCTAAATCAACTCTTACACCTTTAAATCTCATATCTACAAGACAAGGAAATAATTTAGTTTCTAAATTAAACACATCCCAAAGTTCTTCTTTGTATAATTCTGTTTCTAATCTTTGCCAAAGTTTTAGTGTGGACTCTGCATCACGTTCTGCATATTGTCCTACAAACAATGCAGGTAATCTCCACATATCTTTTTTAGGATCTAAGCCATACTCTTTAGCTGCTGCATTTAAAATGCTCTCGTCTTTACCAATACCTACGTAAAATTTAGACAATGTATTTAATTGATAAGATAATCTATTCTCATCAATTAAAGACGCTGCTATCATTGTATCTACAATTTTACCCTTAATATTTATACCTGCTGATCTTAACCAACAAATATCATACATTGCATTGTGAAATATAAAGGTAGTCTCTTCTTGATTACAGATATCTTTTAGCCAGGAAAGCACCAATTTTTTGTCCATATTACCACCAGACTCGTGATGTATCGGAAAATAGCCAGACCAGCCCTCTATGGCCACCGCAATGCCTGCAATGTGTCCTTTTCCAGTAACATTACCAGAGCCTAATTCCTTTAAATAAGGATCATTAGTTTCTAAATCTATTGCTATTTCTTTTGCACCTTTAAGATTTTTTAATTCTTCTGGCATTACCCACTCTGTTTCTGGAGTGAACAAAGGTATCTGTGTATTTCTCATTTATAATCTCTCTCTTTCACCATTTCTAGATAATGTATTGCTTTATCTATATCTTCTATGCCACCCTTGCTTGAGTGTCTGCATATGTACTTTATAGCGTTGCCCTCTGCAAAAAGCAACTTGTTTTTGTTTATAAACTCTGCTGGCTGAATGGCCATATACATATAATGGGATCCTCCAACTTGTTTAAATTTCCAATCGTCTGTTATTTTTTTCTTCATAGTATATATGCTCGATCAAAATCTTTTGGATCTAAGACGTGTAATTCACGCTTCGCGCGCGTCGCACCTGTGTAGAATAATCTATGTAATTCATCCGGGTCGTGACTAAACGTTTCTAGCGCTGCATTAGTTATGTCTTGCATCAATAAAACTTTGTCGGCTTCTCCTCCTTTTGCTCCGTGTATTGTTGACATTATAATACGAGGGTTTTTATTTATCATCTCACCGTTCGCCCTCATATTACGAATGTAAGTTTCCGTCATAGGATCTAATCCTTCGAATGCTTCATACCATACACTGTCTGTAACCAAACCGTGTTCAGCTCTACAATCTCTCATTAGATACTTTGTGTCAGAATGTAATGTCTTACCTTTTTGAAATCCAGGCAATACGTGTGATCCTAGATATTCATATATATTTTTTATTTCTAAATGATTTAGTTGTGCATCTTTACGCCAAGCTTCCCAATTATTTAAAGCCATAAGAAGTTTTAGGGGTATAGAGTTACGTCCTTTAAATTGATAATACCATCCTTGTATCTCACATAAATCTTTAGCATCATCTAAAAAATAATTTGCAGAAGACAATACCAACCAATTACCTTTAGACATATCTACTTGTGTAATGTCAGAATATCTTTTTAAGATACCCTCATCATCTCTAGGTTTATAATCTTTATCAAATCTATTCTGTACTTTGTTTATAATATTTTGTGATAGTTCGTGTATAGGACCACCTGGTATTCTGTAAGATTGATCTAATACTTTAATATCATTTACTTCTTCTTTTAATGCTATGAAGTGATCTACATCTGCACCAGCCCATTTAAATATAGCTTGATCATCATCACCTGCAATATAAGTTTTTCCTGCTTTAGACCAAATCTTTCTTACCATCTCCCATTGTAACAAAGATAAATCTTGTGCCTCATCTATAAATAATACCTCAAACTTATTATGTTTTTCTTTTGCAATAAAATCTTCTAATAAATCATTAAAGTCTTTAAGTCCTTTTTCTTTTTTAAATCTTTTTAATTCTTCTGCTAATAAATACAAAGTATCTCTTTCTATATCTAAAATGTTTTGTCTAGAATCATAATATTCTAATAAATCCATTCGTTTTACAGCTGCTGTATTTATAATTGTAAGATATTCATTATCACAATTAAATGTACCATCACTGTCAGAAAATCTTGCAGTCTTGATTGGTATGCCACATTTTTCACCAAACTCTTTGTAGTCATCAGCACCTAACATTTTTTCTTTAGTCATACCTAATTGATTAAATGCATAAGAGTGTAGTGTTCTAAAGAATGTTAAATCATTTTCTATATCCAAACCAAACTTATCCGCGGCCCTCGTTGCAGCTTCCGTTGCAGCTTTTTTAGTAAAGGAGAAATAACCTATCTGTCTAGGTCTAACGCCTTGCTGTATAAACTGATCGACCAGATTTAAGAGTGTTGTTGTTTTTCCCGTCCCTGGTGGTCCTAATATTATTGTTTTCATATTTTTTTACTTTACGTTTTAGTATGGTGTTATTAAGTTTTAGTTTTTCATTTTCTTTTTGTAATTCCTCTATTTTTAAACGAAACTTTAAGTGCCAATTAACTCCTATCATTAAAAGTTTTCTATTTGATATGGTGTTTTAGATACTGCGGCCTCTGATTGTTTCATTGTTTTTATTTTAATTAGTCTTGGTTGTTGTTTTTTAATACGTACTCTTTCTTCTCCTACAAATTCATCTAGTCTTTTAATTAAGTTACCTGTTTGATTCTTATCTTTTTCCCAATGATTTCGTTTACAGAAATTGTAAAAGTCTTCCATTCTAAAATATGTAAACTCTCTTTTCTCATCAGTAAAAGGTAATTTATTAAATACATCATCAATCGTTCTTGCTGATTGTCTGTTAGTAGTCCAATCTTGTAATAGTCCTGTAAGTTCATTGATAGGATTTAAAGACTCTAAAGGTTCTACTTCTTGTAGTCCTTGCATCATTGGTTTTAAAAAATGTTGTTTCCAATCTTTTGGTTTAGGTATAGGTACAATTAAATTTGCTTGATCTAAACACGCTAGTGCAAATAAATTTGGACTGTAAAGTTGTTCTGATTTTAATTCTATTCTCTTCTTATCTACATCTAAAAACCATTGTGGTGGTGATGATGAATATTTTGTAAGACTTCCAAGTACAGGCATTTCTTCTTCACCAAAACCTACACCAAATCTTTTTGTTCTACATAACCCAGACTGACATACTGCATTAATAGGTGCATCTTTACATCTATACTTGTCATAACCTTTTCTATTTACAGATTTAATTAATTGTTGAACCTCACTATTACTTAATGGTGGTTCCATAAATTTCATATTAGCTTTTACAATTTCATCTTCCCAAGTATCAGGATTAGATTGTTTGTAATAAACTGCGATA